GGTGGGGTTTTACCCCACCCAACTTTCTTAACGGCTCACAGCCGTGTTCTTTCTTTCTTTAATGCCATCCTCTCGGGCATTCCTCCTACCTCACCTTTGTCGCTTTTCGAAAAATAAAAATGTGTGCGTGTGTGTGGTTTCTATATTCAAAAATTAAAAAGCGGGCTTTTTGTTGTTTTAGAGATCAGGGAGTCGAATTCTTGAGAGCTAGCGCTCCGCACTTTTGTCGGCTTGCCGGGAGGCTTGCCGCAGATGTTGTGGGTACCTAGTTCGTCGCAAGACAGGTCTGATCTTTCTTGATGTTCCTTAGCCTGGAACAAGCGTCACGGACGCCTGATGGCCCGCCCCCGGCCGCAAGGGTGGGTGTCCTTTGGACACAATCGCAGGTGGTGTGTGGGTTGGGCAATCCCGCACCCCTTTCTTTGCCCACGTCCCTTTTTCTAATAAAAATGGCCACTTTGTCCCTGGGAATGGACGCAAACTTTCCTTCCCTGAGAGCGGAATCAAACCTCTCTACTAGCCGAGAGGCTCTAAATCCAACTTTGGTGTCGCCGTTGGTTTTCCAGCGGCATGCAGGCGGCCTCGGTGGTGGTAAGACCACTACTGAGATGATCTCCTCTTTATTGGAGATGGTTGCCGCGTCAGTTCCTGACGCGTGTGAGACCCCAGCTTTTGCCCATGCGGAGGCCTTCCTTGCCTTCATTGTTTCGGCGATGGGGCAGAAGTCCTTGGCCGGCTTCACAGCTACTTGCGTGCTGTACGCACGCACTTTTATGGATGGTTCCGTACTGTCCATGCTCCCATTGTTTGTGAAGGCTTGCTTCGACACTGTTTTTCAGGTCGAGGCCGATTCTTGGCCCGAGCAGCTATGGGCAGCCCTCTCGGGGGTCGACTTTATGAAGTCGGCCTTTGGGAAGGCCCTCTGGGATGTGTCCACTTCCCTAGCTCTTGGCCCTTTGTTGACCGAGTGTGGGATGGTTCATCCGGACACGTGGCGGACCTTCTCGGTCCGCATCGGTCGGTATGTTTCTGCTGAGCCCGGCGTTTTCTTCGCTAGGCTCGCCACGTTCATGACCGTTGCGGTTCGTTCCGTCACGCTCGTGGCGTCTGGTGCGTCCTTTGTCGACGTTTTTGGCGGCGTCGACTTCGACTCTTGGTCGAAGGAGGCATCAAGCGTGCTCGTTGACGGTTCCATTCTTGAGGACCCGTCCCAGCGGCCGATACCCGGCCGCCAGCGGTTCAACGCCCGTGAGCGCTCGGTCATGATTGAGCGGCTCATTGCCCAGGGAGAGCGCTTGCACAGCATTTTCCGGCGCTCCCCCGCGCTGGACGTGCGTCTCCAGGGTGAGCTCTTGATGGTTTTGTCACGCTTGCGTTCCAGGATTGCTCTCGAGCGCACGGCAGCGGTAAACAACCGCACTCGTGTCGAGCCCATGGCCCTCATGCTGGTCGGTGAGCCTGGTGTTGGCAAGACTTCGTTTGTTCGCCAACTTCACTTGGTGTTGATGAACGTTGTTGGCCTTCCCGGTGATTCGGCTACCGTGTTCATGCACAAGACGGGGGTTCGCCATGACGACGGCCTCACCGCGTTTCACACCGCGGAGTGGTTCGACGACGTCGACAAGAGCGGCGCGAAGCCAACTGGTGACCAGCCTAACTACGCTGAAAAAATCATCAGTTTGGTCAACACCGCTCCATGCCCGGCCAACATGGCCGCTGTTGACGACAAGGGTCGTGTCTGGCACCGCCCGTTGGCGGTGTACTACACGACCAACAGTGAGCATTGCAACCTGGCGGGTAAGCTGAACGAGTTCCACGCCTTTTGGCGTCGATTCTCCTTTCGCATCCGCATGGAGGTGAAGCCCGCTTTCCGCGTTCCTGGGGGAACGGCTCTTCGCCGTGTTACCCCGGAGGACGGGCCAGACCTCTGGTTTTTCACGCTGGAGGTCTTTGACGCTGCCGTGTCTGATCCTTCGGATTACTCGCGAGCGCCGATGCGCCTTGTCCGCGCTTTTGACAAGACGGGTGAGATGCTGGGCTTCATGCGCGACGCTTATCGTTCGCACATGGTGTCCCAGTATGCACGCCTTGAGGCGGAGACCGCTGTCGTGCTTGGTCCCTGTGGCGTACCTCTTGGTGCCCATGTCGCGGGTCAGTGCGTCGCCCCGTGTGCGTTTGGGCCGGAGGCTGGGCCGGTGACGTTCAGGCGTGACTCAGCCGTTTTGCGTGTCGCCCATACCGGGCTTCGCGCGCTTGTTGCGGCGAGTTGGCCATCTCCGTCCCACCTTGTTTCCTCTATCGCATGCTGCGCTGTGGTGTGCTTTGGGTCATTGGCATTGGCGGTGCTTTTGAGCCCAGCTCTTGGCCTCACCTTTCTTGCCTCTGGCGCTGCGTTGGTGACCCGCTCCATTTCCGAGCTCCAGCTCGGGTGGTGTCGCTTCGTCGTGTTTTGGTACGACGTCGCGGACGTGTTCCTCCGACGAGGCGCGTTTGCGCGGCTCCGCTTTGACATCATGGCTCGCCGTGTCGAGGCTGCCTTGGTTCAGGAGAAGGCTCAGTTGGTGAAGGAGCGTCTTCCGTTCCTGGCGCTTCTCGCGGCGGCCACCGCGGCTCTTGGGGTGTGGTGGTCGTCGAGCACCAACCGCCGTGTGTTCCGGCGTGACATGATGGGTGTGCCGGGTGGTGAGCACGTTGGGGATCTCGGTCCCCCTCGTGCGACCCCGTGGCACAGCCCGTTCGTGTTCAGTGCGGCCGGGCCTGATTATCCGGTCCGCTCCGGTCTGGTCCCGCAGCAGCAGAAGACGACGAACATTCCGCATTTGCGCGAGCGCATCCGCCGGCGCACGTTTGTGTTCCAGCGTGAGCGCAACGGTACTACTGTTGGGGTGCAGGCCGTTCAGCTGTGCGGCACGGATTTCGTTGCTCCAGCGCATTTCTTTTCTGCCGGAGACCACATTCACGGCGCCATCGACGCCGTTACTGTGGTCGAGCCGCGTGTCGAGTTCGACTATGACGCGACTGGCAAGGACGGTATGCGCCAGCACGGTCGGTGCGTTGCCGAGGTGGGTGTCAATTTGGCACCCATCCCTGGCAAAGATCTGGTCGTCGTCAACGTCGTCGGTGTGTCACCTCAGGTCGACTCTTTGAGTTGGCTTCCCCGTGACACGCAGATGAAGGCGGGTCTCACGATCAAGGACACCTCCTGGTTCGTACGTGATCTCCTCGACGAGTGCGAGCCGGTTGAGCAGGTCAACTTTGGCCTGCGTGTTTACACCGATGGGGGTGGCCACTCGTATTGGAACATTCCGGAGACCGATGCGGTAAGCAAGATCGGTTACTGCGGTGGCGCCTATCTTGGGCGCTACGGTCAGTCGGCGTGGATCATTGGCTTTCACGTTGGCACCGCTCCTGGGCATGGTCCGTGTGCTGACGAGCTCACGATTCGTGAGTGGGATGAGGCGGTCGCACGTTTGCACCCGTCCCTTCTCACGCCTCCGTCCGCGGGCATTGACCCAGGGCAAGGCTTTCGTCATGATGCGGCAGAGCTTACTCTCGTTGAGCCTTGGCGCAACTCGCCAATTCGCGGGGTTCGCGAGCTCAGTGCGGTGTACTTGGGCGAGCTTGCGCGGATGCGCTCTCCGGGCGGGGAGCGCACAAAGGTGCAGCGCACCCGTTTTGCCCCCGTCTTTGAGGCGTGGGCTACGGACCTTTTTGAAGGTGATCCGTACGTCGCTCCGACGTTTGGTCCCCGCATGGTGGACGGGGTCTACAAGGAGCCCATGCATCACGCTTTGAGCGACATGGTTCCCGCTCAGGACGTTTCCGTCCCGCCTTCCTTGGTACTCGCCGCCGTGTACGACTTCGTGCGCGGGGTTGAGGACCTTGCTGGTCGTGAGGCTTGGCGTCCCTTGACCACAAGTGAGGCCATTGGGGGTCTCCTGGGCTCGTCCGTGGCTGGGTTTGATCGTCGGACCTCCGTCGGTTACCCCATGTTTGGTCCAAAAGACCGGTTCTGTTTGTTTGACGACGCCTCGAGGCGTTGGAACGCTGCTCCGGAGATGGAGTTGGCGATCTCGACGATCGAGGAGGCGGTGCGGGCTGGAACAGTCTACCACCCGTTTACTACTTGGGCGCGGAAAGATGAAGCTGTGCGAGCCTCTAAGGAGGCCGACGCTCGCATACGGGTGTTCAACATCATCCCGTTTGCGTTTAACGTGGTCCTTAAGAAGTACCTTGGACCGGTGGCCCTCTTTATGCAGGCTCACCGTGACTTCTTTGAGACCGCGGTAGGCTTGGACATGGCGTCCAAGGAGGCCGCAACTCTCATTCGTCGGCTTTTGGCGCGGTCAGGTGAGCGGGATCTCACCTCTGCGTCCGGGGGCCGCTGCATTGACGGCGACTTCTCCAAGTACGACAAGCGCCAGGCGACGATCCTTCTTTACGGGGTCGTCGCTGCGATCGTTCGTGTTGCCGAGCATCTGCCGTACGAGCGTGATGACTTGGTGGCCTTGCGCTGCCTGCTTCTTGGCTGCGTGCATTACGTGGTGGTGGCCACGTCATCTGTCGTTCTTGTTTCCAGTGCAAATCCGTCTGGCGGGGTCGGTACGGTCACGATCAACTGCGTCATGCTTTCGATCATTTTCCGTATTGCCTTTCTTGTGCTGTCCGGGGGCAAGCCTCCCGGGCCGTTCCGCCAGTTCGTCACCTTGATTGGCCTCGGTGACGATTCCCTTCAGGCCGTCTCACCGAAGATCCCGTGGTACAACTTCACGTCCCTTTGTGCGTTTTTCCCGAACCTGGGACATGTGCTCAAGCCCGGCGACAAGGGGGATGGGATGTACCTCTACAAGCCGATCGGCGCGGTCAGCTTCTTGAAGCGGCGGTTCCGGTTTGATCCTCATCTCAAGCGGTGGTGCGCTGCCCTCGACTTCGTGTCGTTGGCGCGGCAGAGCCAGTGGAAGGTGCGGACTGATGAGCTCGATGAGGACGAGCATGAGGCTGTCATCCTGTCGAACATGGCCCGAGAGTTTTTTCTCCATGGTCGTGAGGTGTTTGAGGCCAAGCGTGTCATGTTGCTGGACGCCGCTGACCGGGCGGGCGTAGCCGGACATCCGCGTCTAAAGATCGACACGTGGCAGTCGGTTCGGGACTCGTTTCTGGATGGGTCCTTCTCGGTGTGGGCCGCATCGTGATCCGCGGTGGCGGGGCGTTATGCGCGCACCCTAGCTGGGGGGTGACGTGTGGTATGCCTGAATACCATCCTACAGCGTTTGCCACGCCGACTTGGACAATCGGCATGTGGTTTTTCGGTCCAACCTTTGATTCTTCTATAATCATGACAACTTTTACTTCAACACAACAACAGTTTGTCTCCTCACAGGGGGCCGCTTCCTCCACCGGAAGCGTTACTGGTTCGGTCCCGGGACTTGTTCCTGGTGCTCCCGGGCCTGTGGGTGCCCCCGTTGGGGAGCGCCCAGGTGGGCAAGATGTCGTCGAGATGCCGGCCACCGATGTTCTCGGTCGTGTCGGTATCCCAACGGCAACCCAGCCCGACCTGTTCTTCGGGTATGATGACATGGCGGACCTTGATTCATTTCTGGCTCGCCCTGTTCTCATTGCCTCTTACACGTGGGCCGGAACGGACGCAATAGGCGCGTCGCTGGCAAACTTCAACCCACATAGTTTGTGGCTGACCAATGCCGCCGTCGCGCGCAAGCTGAACGACTTTTACCGCATCTCGTTCGATCTCACGGTTCGAACGAGTATCTCGACTTCAGCAACGTCCTTCGGGATTCTTCAGCATCAGTGGCTCACCCACGGCTACGCCGTTCCGTCCGCTATGACCGAAGCCGACAGCTCAACTGCAGACAACGTCAACACGTGTATGCAAGGGCGTTTTACTCATGAGCTGGACGCAGCGGAGAGTGGCGACGTCGAGCTCACCATCCCATGGATGTCTCCTGATCCCTTCCATGTCCTTGGGACGACCTTGTCCATGGGTAGGGTCGTTGTTTACGTGCGTCAGCCTTTGGGCAACAGCGTGAACATGTCGGAGATTATGCCGACCACTGTGCGCGTTTGGGCGTACGCTTCCAACGTTCGCCTTGACGTCCCTATGGAGCGTCACTCCGGAAAAGCGTCGGCCGCGTATGTGCGCAAGCTGGCCGATCGCAAACGCCAGGCCGGGGCGAAAGGGGGCGTGGAGCAGGCTGCGGATGCGCTCCGAGCCGGGTTCGGTGCGGTTAAGTCCGTTCCGTTCATTGGTCAGTTTGCTGCGGTCGGTGAGACGGTTGCAGGTGCGGTCGGTGCGATTGCGAACTTCTTCGGTTTTACGAAGGAGAGGTTTGTCTCGCCCTTGACCCAGTCGCGCCTGATGACCCTCTCTGCTCAGTATCCTACGGATGGTGTGGACTCCTCCAGGATCTTGGCACTCACGCAGAAGGCATCGGTTTCCATCGACCCTCGGATTACGGGCGGTGACGGCGTTGACGAGATGTCCTACGCCTTTCTTTCGGCCTACGGTGCCACCCGCCTCACGTACTTTACGTGGACGACCGCCCAGGCTGTCGGCACCGTTCTTACGACGATCTCCGTGTGTCCTACGGCCAACAAGGTGGAGACTGCCAATCGGTTTTACTCTGCCCTCGGTTTCGTGGGCCGCCATTTCCAGTACTGGCACGGCTCCATGCTTTACCGAGTCCGTGTCGGCTTTTCCGCCCAGCATCGCGGAAAGCTCCAGATCATTTACTTTCCAAACCTGGTGCTCACGCCGTTCACGGAGGATCCGACCAACATCTCCGGGAACATCATCTGGGAGGTGGAGGCCGGCGAGCCCCTTGACTTCACCATCAATTGGGCGGTGGCGAAGAACTTTTTGCGTCTCATTCCGGTTAGTGCCACCGCTACCCTCCCTGACACGTCGATCACGGCGTCTTGCAATGGTGCCTTCCAGATCCGGGTTCAGTCACTTTTGACCGCCCCAGACAACGCTGCGACGGTGTACGGTGAAGTGTACGCGACTCCGGCCCCCGACATTCAGTACTACCTCCCAGCTGATTCATCGGGTTTCGTCATCGAGTCCGCCATTTTGCCTTCGTCGTGTCGAAATCTGATTGGCCACGCCGGTGCGGACGACGCCACGTACTTGCCGTCCGTTGCATTTGGCGATCTGGTTGGTTCCGTGCGCGCTTTGGTCCAGAGGTCGACCCTTTACTCAAAGTGCTCCTTCACGCCCAAGTCTGCCTTTACGGACCCAGTCGGCGACTCGGGGCGAGGTAACCCCGTCAACTTCGGGTACTTTGTCCCTGATGTCGTCTTTCCGGTCATGGACTCGGGGCCACTTCCGTGGCTTCCCATTTCCGCCATTCCGGGCGGAACCTCGCCCAACTTTACTATGGGCGCGACGGCCTGTGTCAACACGCCGTTGGCCACGCTTTCTCAGATGTACGCATCTAAGCGTGGTTCGACGCGGTGGAAGATGACCATCCCGCAGAATCAGACGACGATCGGTACTACCCAGTCTCCGCTCTATGTGGTCATTGCTCGAGGCATTTACACTGGCCTTCAAGCTGCGGCTACGTTTGCCGGGAGTTGGAACGCCGACCGTGCCCACGCTGGCGGAGCCGTTTCCTCACTTTACGGAGGAGGCTCTGGCGGTTGTGAGATTTTTGACGTGAATGCGATGCACGGTGCGGAGTGGGTCATTCCCTATCAGACACCGTCTAGGTTTGTGAATCCGCACTACTACCCGACCATTGCTAGTTCCCAGACCGATCTGCCCGGTTTTTGGATCACCGTGTCTCTCTTCCTGTCCGTTGCAACCTGCGGGCAGTTCGCCGTGGATTATCCATGGTGGAATTCAGGTTTGCTATTTGTCGCCGGGGGTGACGACATCTCATTTACCAACTTCAGGCGGGTTCCCATTTGTGCGGAACTCTAACCGTAGCCCCCCACAAGGATCGTGTTCGCCGATCCTGCCCTTTTGGGCGCATCTTTTTCTCTCTTTCAGAGGTTTTAAACGCGCCTTCGGGCGCGTGGAATTTCCCTGTGCGAGCG